ATTATTGACATTGGAGGTGATGGTATTTTTTTAATAGCTTTTATTATTGTATTAATATCACTTTTTATTTGATTAGCCAATGATAAATCTCCACTAATAATACTTTCAATTTTATTAATCATATATTGATCCCCAGTGAATTTTGCTAAACTCCATATTCTTTTTAGCATCTTAAATAAATTTGGATTTAATTCTGAATAATATAGTTTAGCTATTCCTTTTTTAAGACCATTTATAAAAAAGGTACTCATATGATCATAAGAATCCTGAGGAAAATTAATAACAAATGCATTTCCAGCATTATCTTTCCATATTAAAACAAAGAAATTACTCAAATCAATTAATCTTCCATTTAGAACTGATATTATTTCAATATTAATAGGGGACTGATGATTAATGGCATTACTAAGTAATAAAGTATATCCGCCTGGTAATGATTTAGTACCAGATAAAATTTCTTGTGCATTCCATCTTACAATTAAATGATCACGTAATATTTCTAATATTTTTTCATGACTAAGATGTGTTATATTTGGAGTATCTATTAGACTATTTATTTGATAAAATTCTTCATTCGAAATTAATCCAGCAATATGTAAATTATTAATTGATCCTCTAAATCCAGATGTTTGTGGATCTAAATCAAATCTTTTATCTAATCCGCATTTAACTTCCATAAACCAATTATTAGGTTCTGATAATATATTATTTACAATATTTTGCAATCCTTTAATAAATAGGTTTATTACATCTTTTTTTGAACAACATCCTACAACCTGTTCATACAAATCAATATCTCCAGGAAATTTCTGTATTCTATATCCAAAAGATCCTATTACTTTAGAATTATTTTTATCTATCGATAATAATGATATTTCTTTATCAACTAATTTTGAATAAGCAGACGTAGGTTTAACTGCTATAATTCTGTTGAAAGGTACATTTATTTTATTCATTACTTATATAAATTAATGAATAAAATAATAAAAAAACTAGAAAAGCATAGTTTATCTGACAATGAATTATTAGAATTAGTTAGTAATAAAGCTAATTTATTAACTTATACGGAGGTTTCTAAAATAAACACAATGGACGAACTTTTAGGTCCATATGGTGCATGTATTATACTATATTTAAGTAAACATAATTATGGTCATTGGTGTTGTATATTTTTAGTTGGATCAAATGAATTAGAATTTTTTGATCCATATGGTACGTATATTGATTTTCAGTTAAAACATATTCCTGAATATTTTCGAAAAGTAAGTGGGCAAATGTGTCCCCACTTAAGTTGTTTAATGATTAATTCTCCTTATTTATTATCTTATAATGAATACAAATTTCAAAAACACGAAAAAGATATTAGTACTTGCGGAAGACATGTTGCCATTAGATTAATATTAAGAAAATTAGATCTAGAAAGCTATAAAGATTTTATTACATCAACACCAAATGATCCTGATTATGTTGTAACAATGTTAACTGCATTTATTTAAATATATAATAATTATATAAATGTCCGTAAATTCATTGCAATACGAAAGAAGTATTAGAAATGCACAATTACCTTATGAAATTATTAATAAACAGAATAAAAGAAATATTATAGAAAAAACTTACGATACTAGTGATAAACATAATGATGTTGATAGAATTTATTTTAATGTTACAATACCACACAGTATGGAAAACCAAACAGCAACCTATAATCAATCATTAAATCAAACTATTATTGATAGTCCTGAAGATTTTTTTATTAGTATTATTAGATTTCAAATCCCAACAAATTCAATACCTATCTTTATTGCAGAAATACAACCATATCCAAATACAAATTTGAATAATACAGTATATTCAGTTACATTGCAATATAATGGATTTTCTTCCAGAGAAACATTTATTCAATATATATCTTATGGTCCAGACGATCAGCAATCTTTGCCATTAACACCTTCGCATCCATATGCTGATAAAACGGAATATTATTTTATTTACGATTATCAACATTTTATTACTTTGATAAATAATGCTCTTCAGACCGCATTTACTACTCTTAGCGGATTAGTTACAATGCCCATTGGTAGTGTAGCACCTTACCTTATTTATGATACAATAAGAGAACGTATTAGTATTATTGCTCAACAACCTTTTTATGATTTAAATCATAACCCGCCTTTATTATTACCTATTACTATGTTTGTTAATACCAAATTATTTAATTATTTGGAAGGCATACCTGTAATATATTATGCTAAAGCAATTAATGGATTAGATAATAAAATATTAATAGAAAATACTCAAAATAATGAATTTATTGCAGCTTTTACTGATCCTACTTTGCCGGGATATATACCTTTAATACAAATGGAATCCGAATATCAAACATTAGTATTATGGAATGCATTTAAATCATTGCAAATTGTTAGTCCAACATTACCAATTATTCAAGAATATATTCCTGTCACTAATCAAAGTTCGGGCCTAGTTAAGCCAATAGTTTCTACATCAGCTGTGTTAAAAGATTTCATACCTTTAGTTATTTTAGGACCAGAAAGTAGAACAAGTTGCGAATACGAACCAACTGGACCATATTCTTTAATAAATATGACTGGGAAACGACCAATTATTAATATAACAATACAATTATATTGGACTGATCAATATGGAACTCAGTATCCTATATTTATTCCATTCGCACAAGTTGCAACCATTAAGTTAGTATTTATAAGAAAATCTACTTATGTTGGATAATTAATTTATATTCTAATTATATAATAGAAAAATGTCTTTAGCTTCTACAGCATTAAATATTTTTAGCATAAATGAACCACGTATGGATCTTAATAATAATACGCGATCATATGTAGTTTTAAAAGGAGGTGAAACAGTAACAACGTCTCCATATGTAAGTAATTCAGTATCTTCAAGTAATCCATCAAGTCTTAATTTTCAAGTAATTCCTCCGGGAAAGAAAGCAATTTTAGATCGAATGGTTTGTATTCAAGTTCCATTAACATTAACTTTTTCAGGAACAAATTCTGATCCTACTACAAATTTTTTACAGAAAGGATGTGATGCATTAAGAGCATATCCATTATCTAGTATTACACAAACTCTATCTGTTCAACTAAATACTCAAACAATTAAAATAGATTTATCTGAATGTTGCCATGTTCTAGAACGATTTAAACGACCAATCGATGATCAAAAAGTATTTTTATCAGGATGTTGTAATATGGCTGATCAATATCAGGATTATCGGGATGGATTAATTGCCAATAATAATCCGCTTGCTGATTATGGTACTTCTTCTCCGATAAATCCACGTGGTGCTTTTCCAATGAGAATTATTTCTAATACTAATAATTCCGCTGTTATTGAAATTACTGTTACTGAATATCTTATGTTGCCACCATTTCTTTTTAATAATAAATCAGAGCATGCAGGGCTAACACATCTTGATACGTGTGTTTTTAAATTTACATTAAATGGTCAAAGTTTAGCACATCTCTGGTCTCATAATAATTATAATAATAGTGGAACTTGTATAATTAATAATTTCAATGCTAATTTTTCTAATAGTTATCTTACGAATGGTCCACAAATATTGTGTACATGGATAACACCAAAGGCAACCCAAATGATAAGTCCAATTATTGTTTATCCATATTTCGATGTTGTACAATATCGAACTGGTGGATCTAGTATATCACCAGCTTATTCTGGTATAGGAGCTCCAATTATATCACGTTTACAATTTAATACACTTATTTTAAATACAATTCCATGGAAAATATATATATTCGCAAAACAAAGTATTTCAGAATCATTGGCAACTATTAATTCGCAAGTTACATCGACTGATACCTATTTTAGAATAGACAATATTAATGTTAGTTGGGATAATCAAAATGGATTATTTAGTTCAGCTCAAGCAATTGATTTATGGCGAATGTCTGTTATAAATGGTTGTAATTTAAGTTGGCCAGAATGGTTTGGCACTACACAATCAATGAGTTCAACAGGTCCACCACTCAATGTTAATGCAGTAGGTAGTATTATTTGTATTGAATTAGGAAAAGATATTGCACTTAGAATTGGTCAGTGCCCAGGACAATTATGTCAAATTAATTTTAGCTTTTTTGCAGATGTTGTTAATATTAATCCTTATTTAGCTATGACACCCGATTTATATGCTATTTGTGTATATGATGGAACATTAACTATTGGAAATAATAGTGCATTATTAGAAATTGGTAATATTACTCCATCCGATGTTCTTAATGCTCCCGAAAATCCAAATATAACATATAATCATGTCGAGAAAATGTTTGGAGGGGGGGATTTCTTTTCTACATTTAAAGATATCGCTAGTGGTATTGGTAAAAATATTGTAAAATATGGACCTGATATTTTACGCGGAGCAGTAAAATTACTTCCAATGATTGGTTTAGGCGAAGGCGAAGGAGGTATACGAGCCGGAGATGATGGAGGAATGTTAGATGGTGGTAGAAAACATAGACGTAAGAGAAGATCAGGTTCTAAAAGTCATCATAGACGACGAGGTAGAGGAATTCTAGGAGGCGAAATTGATGGAGGATGCGATGATTGTGAACTTGGCGGAGGTAGACGAGTTTCTAGAAGCCATATGAGAAAAAGATTAGGTTAATTAATTATTTATTTAATTAACCTAATTATATTGCATTAACATCATATGAAATTGAAAAATTTAGAATTTGTAAATTAGAATATGGAAACGCAACAGTACTAGTAATTCCTTGTAAAAAATTTGTCTGTTGGGGAGTAATTGGAGAAGTTATTGCTGTATTTTGAAATGATTTATAAAATGCTATATTTCCATCAGTCTGAATATTACAATGAGCAACCCAATTAACATCGGCTGCTGTTGTAGGAACTGTAGTTATTAATGAACTGTCAGTACATATAATAGCGCAACTTTTTGTTGTATTTCTTGGAGCTATCCCTACAGGTAATGCATATCCAGGAATAGTTTGTAAATTACCACTTGATGGGAATGATCCTGAAAATGTTATTTTGTTAAATACCATTGAGGGAAACTGAATAGTTACAATATTTCCTATTCTAGAATATGATAGTGTAATAGTTGAAGAATTTGTAAAATTTAATATAGAACCACTAAAAACTACGGGATAACTCGAATTATACGCATAAACTGTTAGTGGAGTATTTAATAGTCCTGTATTTAAATAAGGATATATTGTATAATCAGTATTATTAAACCCGGCTTTATTAATATAAATTGTATAATTATTCGGGGTACTTAAATTATCTAGTGCCATTTATAATATTTCATTAGAAAATAAATATTATAGATCTGATCTGTTAAAATTTAACATTACCCCGTAAAATTCAAAAGAGCACCCAATCGGTATATTAATAGTAAAACTAATATTTAATACTTGATTTAAACCTGGATATATTGGTGTTGCTAATGATACTTGTGAAACATAAGAAAATGACCCATTCGCTACTAATGGAATATTATAATTTAATGGAAGAGATACATTAGGAATAGCTGATCCATTAATAAATG